TTATAACAGGTTCTTCAGTTGATATAGCATTTCGATAGCTTGGCGCGGCGTCATGTCGTCCAAGTCCAGCTTGCCCAGCTTCTCGATGACTGGGTGAGGCAGGCTGGCGAACAGATCGCTTTGGTGCGGCGCTTGCGGCTCGCCCTTGGCGGCCTTGGTCACCGGCGCCTCATGCGGCAGGCTGGTCGTTTCCAGGCGGCCCAGGTGCTCGCGGGCACGCTGGATCACTGGCGCCGGGACACCGGCCAGCTGCGCCACGGCCAGGCCGTAGCTCTGGCTGGCAGGGCCAGGCAGCACATGGTGCAGGAACACGATGCGCTCATTGTGCTCAGTGGCGTTCAGGTGCACGTTGGCCACCAGCGGCTCATTCTCCGGCAGTACGGTCAGCTCGAAGTAGTGCGTGGCGAACAGCGTATAGGCACGCAGCTGCGCCAGGCGCTCGGCAGCGGCCCAGGCCAGCGACAGGCCATCGAAGGTACTGGTGCCGCGACCGACTTCATCCATCAGCACCAGGCTGCGGTCGGTGGCGTTATGCAGAATGTTGGCGGTTTCGCTCATTTCGACCATGAACGTCGAGCGCCCGCCGGCCAGGTCGTCGCTGGAGCCGATACGGGTGAAGATGCGATCGACCAGCGACAGCTCGCAGCGCGCCGCCGGGACGAAGCTGCCGATGTGCGCCATCAGCACGATCAGCGCGGTCTGACGCATGTAGGTCGATTTACCGCCCATGTTCGGGCCGGTGATGATCAGCATCCGCGTGCCATTGTCCAGGCCCAGGTCGTTGGCCACGAACGGGGTGGTCAAGACTTGCTCGACCACCGGGTGGCGGCCTTGCTCGATACGCAGGCATGGCTCGTCGACGAAGCTTGGGCAGTTCAGGTCCAGCGTCAGGGCGCGCTCGGCCAGGTTGCTCAAGACGTCCAGCTCGGCCAGTGCCGCGGCGCTGTCCTGCAACGGCGCCAGGTGGCCGATCAGGGTTTCCATCAGCGCATCGTAGAGCATCTTCTCGCGCGCCAGGGCACGGCTCTTGGCCGACAGTGCCTTGTCTTCAAACGCTTTGAGCTCTGGGGTGATGAAGCGCTCGGCGCCCTTGAGGGTCTGGCGGCGAATGTAGTCCCCAGGGGCTTGCTCGGCCTGCTTGGTCGGCAGTTCGATGAAGTAGCCGTGCACGCGGTTGTAGCCGACCTTGAGGTTGGCCAGGCCCGTGCGGGCTTTCTCGCGTGCTTCCAGGTCGATCAGGAACTGGCCGGCGTTCTCGCTCATGGCCAACAGCTCATCAAGTTCGCTGTCATAGCCGGTCTTGAGCACGCCACCGTCACGGATCACCGCTGGCGGATTGTCGACGATCGCTCGTTCCAGCAGGCTGGCAAGTTCCGGGTAGGTGCCAGTAATCGCGGCCAGGCGGGCCAGGTGCGGCGCCTCCAACTCTGCCATGGCGTTTTGCAGCTCGGGCAAGGCGCCAAGGGCATCGCGCAGGCGGGCAAGGTCACGAGGACGCGCGTTGCGCAGGCCGATCCGGGCGAGGATCCGTTCCAGGTCACCGATTTCCTTGAGCTGCGGCTGCAGTTTCTCGTAGCGGTAGCCATCGAGCAGGCAACGGATCGAATCCTGACGCGCCTGCAGCACTTTCAGGTCGCGTAGCGGGCGGTTCAGCCAGCGGCTCAGCAAACGGCTGGCCATGGCGGTCTGGCAGCGGTCGATGACCGACTGCAGGGTGTTGTCGCGACCACCGGCCAGGTTGATGTCCAGTTCCAGGTTACGCCGGCTGGCACCGTCGAGCACGACCGTGTCGTCCATGCGCTCGTGGCGCAGGCTGCGCAGATGGGGCAGGGTGGTGCGCTGGGTTTCCTTGGCGTAGCTCAGCAGGCAGCCAGCCGCGCCAATGGCCAGGGTCAGCTTGTCGCAGCCAAAGCCTTTGAGGTCCTTGGTCGCGAACTGCTGGCAGAGGCTTTTACGTGCCGAATCACGGTCGAAGTCCCACGGTGCACGACGGCGGCAGCCTGGGCGCTTCTCGGCCGGCAGATCGCGCGGCCAGTCATCGGGGATCAGCAGCTCGACCGGGTTGATCCGCTCAAGTTCGGCCAGCAGGTTTTCCCAGCCTTTGATCTCCTGCACGGTGAAGTTGCCGCTGGTGATGTCCAGCACCGCCAGGCCGAACAGTCGCTCGTCACCGAGCAAGGCAGCGATCAGGTTGTCGCGGCGCTCGTCGAGCAGTGCTTCGTCACTCACCGTACCCGGGGTGATGATGCGCACTACCTGACGTTCGACTGGGCCCTTGCTGGTAGCCGGATCGCCGATCTGCTCGCAGATCACCACCGACTCGCCGAGCTTGACCAGCTTGGCCAGGTAACCTTCCGCCGAATGGAATGGAATCCCGCACATCGGGATCGACTGGCCGGCCGACTGACCGCGTGCGGTCAGGGTGATGTCCAGCAGTTTGGCGGCTTTCTTCGCGTCTTCGTAGAAGATCTCGTAGAAATCGCCCATGCGGTAGAACATCAGCTGGTCCGGATGCTGATTCTTCAGCTTCCAGTACTGCTGCATCATCGGTGTGTGTGCGGAGAGATCAGACATTCGGGGCCTTACAGCGGGTGATTCGGTTGGCGATTTTCAAACCGGCAATGGTACAGGCTTTTTTCCAGCGCTGCAGGAGGTTGGGGTAGGGCAAATCTGCGCAGGCAATGATTAGCTGCGATGGCCATAGAGGTGCTGGAGCAGGAGCAGTTCGAACACCACCACTAGCGTGCACAGCATGATGAATCCCGGGCTGAATACCCGACGTGGATGGTTCGATGAGTAGTCATCGAAAACTTGTGGGCTGATCATCCAGCACACCAAGGTAACCAGAATCAATTTGATGGCGGTTCCTAGCCATCTATGCACTTTATGCATGTTCAACGCGGGCGCTCCTGTCTGCGTTTCAGCTCGGACGCGACGTTAGCGAGTGGCGAGGGAGGGATGCAAGTTTTTTGCCCATCAGCATCGATTGCATTTCAATTGCGCTGGCTGCATTATGCATGTTATGCAAAAACGCAACGTAGCCTCCGTACTCAGAACCTTGCTCGACCGCCACGGCCTGTCCCCGACGGAGCTGTACCGGCGCACGGGCGTTCCCCAATCCACCCTGTCGCGGATCCTCAGCGAGAAGATCGTCGATCCTTCGGACAAGCACGTGTCGAGGATCGCCGAGTATTTTGGCGTGAGCACCGATCAGTTGCGTGGCCGTGTCGAGCTGGGCGAGTCGCGTGAAGCGGCGCAACCGGCCCATGGGCATGCCGAGCTCAGTGACATCAGCCTGTGGGACGATGAAACCCCCGTCGAGGATGACGAGGTGTCGGTACCTTTTCTTCGTGAGGTCGAATTGGCAGCAGGATCAGGAAGATTCGTCATCGAGGAGAGCGAGCGCGCGCGCCTGCGTTTCGGCAAGCGCAGCCTGCGCCACAATGGCGTGCAGTTCGACAATGCCAAGTGCGTGACAGTGCGCGGCAACAGCATGCTGCCAGTGCTTCGCGATGGCGCCACGGTGGGGGTCAATACTGGCAAGTGCTCAATCGGTGACATCGTCGACGGCGACCTTTATGCCATCAACCATAACGGCCAATTGCGGGTGAAGCAGGTCTACCGCCTGCCCACCGGGATTCGGCTGCGCAGCTTCAACCGCGATGAGCATCCCGACGAAGACTACAGCTTCCAGCAAATGCAGGAGGAGCAGATCAGCCTGCTCGGCCATGTGTTCTGGTGGGGTATGTACGCCCGCTAAATAACCTGCTCGACAGAAAACCCGCCTCGGCGGGTTTTTTTTCGCCTTGTGAAAACTCCTACAACCTGCGCGGCGCATAGCTTGAATGCATATCAGCAATTTCCTATGCATAGAAATTTCGAGAAATGCATTGACTGCATATGCATCAATGCATAACCTGTGTCTCAAGCCGGTCAGCAACCGGTTGTTACACAGGCAGCGATGAACAGGCCTCAACTGTTCAGAGGGTTGGCAACTGGCCCGGGTGTGCAGCGTAAAGCACCACGAACAGTTATCCGGCGGGCAGGCGGCCGCGGTCGGAGTCACCAATTTGAAGCGTAACCGTGCGGCGTCACCAGTCGTGGCCGGCGGTTTGCCAACGCATTACTGAAAAGCCTGGCGGGCCGGGCTTTTTGGAATGCCGCGATCAACGGTAATCGATCCGCCGGCAGTTGCCGGCGGGCATCACACAGGAGACAGGACAGTGACGAACGAGCAACAAGCGTTGCTGGAGATGCCGCTCTGGCTGGTAATCGTCCTGGCATTGCTGGGGGGTATTTCTGGCGAAATGTGGCGCGCCGACAAAGCTGGCGCCCGCGGCTGGTCGCTGGTGCGGCGGCTGGCGCTGCGCTCTGGGGCATGCATGGTATGTGGGGTATCCACCGTGATGCTGCTGTATGCCACCGGCATGTCGATCTGGACGGCTAGCGCCTTTGGCTGCTTGACCGCCATGGCTGGCGCCGATGTCGCCATCGGCCTTTACGAGCGCTGGGCAGCGAAGCGACTTGGGCTGCGCGACGCATCCCCCACGGACGAGCGGTAGGAGCGCATGGCATGAGCGAATTGACCACTTTATATGCGGCGTTGACCGCCACGATCCGTGAGGCGATGCCCGAGCTGGCGTCAGTCGATGCACATTCAACCCTAGGCAATAACCCCGCTTTGCCGGCGCTGCGCCATGGCATCGTGCGCATGACAGCTGACGCTGCGCCGCGCGATGGACGCTCGGTGCTGATCGCCAGTTTCGAGGCTGACATTACCGCCGACACCCTCAACCCTGAGGCTCGCCTGCAAGGCAGCCTGCTGGCAGCGCAATTGATGGACCTGTTGCGCCAACAGTTCTGGGGGCTGGATTTCGTCGAAGCCAGCCGCAATGTGCAAGCACAGTTCGAAGCGGGCGATTGGAAAGTGCGCTGGGATCAGCCGGTGCTGCTCGGCGAGCCCCAATGGCCCTGGCCGGATCAGCCCGCAGGTAGCTTGCTGCTGGGCATCGATCCAGATACCGGGCCTGGTAATCAGAGCCGCTATTTCGCCCCGGAGGACCTGGCATGAGTTACACCAGTGCCATGCACGATCGCATGCTTGCCAGCTTGCTGATCCCATGCCGGGTAGTAGCGGTCGACCTGGCGGCAGCGCGAGTGCGGGTTGCCGACGGCAGTGGCTGGACCAGCGCTTGGCTGCGCTGGCACTCCCTCGCCGCCGGCAAGGCTCGGCATTGGCGGGCGCCGAGCCTGGGCGAGCAGGGCGTACTGGTCAGCCCCAGCGGGGAGCCGGCCCAGGGTACCTTCGTGCCAGGCCTGTATGGCAATGCCGGCAGCGCGCCGGATAACCGCGATCACGTCGCGGCGTGGTATTTCGACGATGGCGGCTCGCTGGCCTATGACTGGCAAGCGCGTCGCTACGACATCCACCTGCCCAGCGGTAACGCCACGGTCACAGTCGGCGCCAGCACCGTACAGGTCAGCGATGGCGCCATCACGCTCGATGCCGCAGCCATCACCCTCACCGGTAGCGTCGCGATCAGCGGCGCGCTGCAGGTTAGCGGCGATATCCACGGCGGCGGCCGGATCATCGATACGGCCGGGAATACGGCCAATCACAAACATTGAACGAAGCCCGCTGCTGCGGGCTTTTTCATATCAGGAGGCAACTATGAAACTCCATCAGCATGCGCCTGCCCGTGCAGGCTGGTCCGCCGCAGGAGGTGCCCCATGATCGGCATGGACCGCCGCAGCGGCCAGCCCTTGGCCGGCATCGCTCATCTTCGCCAATCGATCGACGACATTCTCACCACGCCGCTTGGCAGCCGCCGCATGCGCCCCGAATACGGCAGCCAATTGCGTCGCTATGTCGACATGCCGGTCAACGAAGGCTGGAAGAGCGCCGTGCAAGCCGAGGTCGCTCGCGCCCTGGGCCGCTGGGAGCCGCGCCTGAAGCTTGAGCGGGTCAAGGTGGTAGCGGTACTCGATGGCCAGGTCAGCCTGCTCCTGAGTGGCCGCTACCTGGGCGACGAAGCACTGCTGGAGGTGAGCGTATGAGCCAGGTAGACCTCTCCCGCTTGCCCGCACCGCAGCTACTCGAAGACCTTAACTACGAAGACCTTTACCAAGCTGACCTAGAGACCTTCCGCGCCCACCTGGGGGATGACTGGACGGCGCAACTCGAAAGCGATCCGGTCACCAAGCTGCTGGAGGTCGGGGCTTATCGCAAACTGCTCAACCGGGCGCGTATCAACGATGCGGCCAAGGCGTTGTTGCTGGCCTATGCAACGGGGTCGGATCTGGACCAGTTAGCCGCGAACGTCCACCTTCAGCGCCTGGTGATCCAGGCTGGGGATATGGGCGCGGTGCCGCCTGTAGAGGCGATCATGGAGGAGGATGATGCATTACGCGAACGTGTACAGCTGGTCTATGAGGGACTGACTACAGCCGGGCCTCGCAACAGTTACATCCTGCATGCACGCAATGCCTCTGCACTGGTGGCCGACGCTACTGCAGAGAGTCCGCTACCGGCGCAGGTGGTGGTAACTGTACTTTCGCTTGAAGGCGACGGCTCGGCAGGGGCGCCATTGCAGAGCATTGTGAGTGCCTACCTCAATGATGACGACGTTCGACCGGTGTCTGATCGCGTTGTGGTGCAGAGCGCCGAGATCCTGCCCTATCGAATCGATGCCAAGGTGTACCTGGCCGGAACCGGACCGGAAAATGAAGCGGTAATGGCGCTGTGCAAGGCGCGCCTTGAGGCGTGGATAAACCCACGTCGTCGCCTGGGGGTAGAGGTAGCGCGCTCGGCTGTGGATGCCCAGTTGCACATCGGCGGTGTATCACGTGTGGAAATACCCGGCTGGGTCGACATCAAGCCAAGTAAGGCTCAGGCGGCGTGGTGCGAGGGCTATACCGTTGTGCGGGGTGACTGATGACCAGCCTCCTGCCGCTCAACCGTACCCCTCTGGAGCGCGCCCTAGAGGTCGCTGCCACGCAAAGCACAGATGTTCCCCTGCGCGATTTGTACAACCCCGACACCTGCCCGGCGCACTTGCTGTACCAGCTCGCTTGGGCTTGGTCGGTGGATCGCTGGGATGACAATTGGCCGGAAGCGATCAAGCGCTCAGTGATCCGCTCGGCGTTCTACATCCATGCCCACAAAGGAACCATCGGCGCGCTGCGCCGGGTGGTCGAGCCGTTCGGCTACCTGATCGAGGTGGTCGAGTGGTGGCAGACCGAACCCAAGGGCGTGCCGGGTACGTTCGCGCTCAAGGTCGGCGTGACTGACCAAGGGATCAGCGAAGAAACCTATCGGGAACTGACCTGGCTGATCGATGACGCCCGGCCGGTCAGCCGGCACATGACTGGCCTGGCGATCAGCCTGGAAGCGACCGGTCGCCTGTACCTAGCCCCGTCGATCTACGACGGCGACGAACTCGACGTCTACCCGCCGCAAGCCGTTGACCTGGAGGTCACAGGCGAGATTGGGCGTGGTGGCCGCGATCACACAATTGACTATCTGGACGTTCATTATGGTTGACCAGACCTCACAGTTTTACGCGATCCTGACCAACGTCGGCGCGGCCAAGCAGGCTAATGCCGATGCCCTGGGTATTCCCTGGACCATCACGCAAATGGCCGTTGGTGATGGCAATCCATCAGGCGTGGACAACCCGCCCTTGCCGATGCCGACGGCGGCTTGGACCTCGCTGCTCAACGAGTGGCGCCGCGCGCCGCTCAATCAGCTCAAGGTCGATGAGAAGAACAATGCGGTGATCGTGGCCGAGCAGGTCATTCCCGCCGACGTGGGCGGCCGCTGGATTCGCGAAATTGCCCTTTATGACGCGGACGGTGACATGGTGGCGGTGGCCAACTGCGCGCCGACCTTCAAGCCCTTGCTCAGTCAGGGGTCGGGTCGTACCCAGGTGGTACGGTTGAACCTGATCGTCAGCAGCTCTAGCAATGTGCAACTCAAGATCGATCCAAGCGTGGTGCTGGCCACCCGTGAGTGGGTGACTGAGGAGCTGGCCAAGCAGGATTTCAAGCATTCGGTGCTCGCTGCTACGACGGATGCCATTACCCTCAGCGGGCTGCAAACCATTGACGGGGTGGCACTGCCGGCCGGTTCGCGTGTACTGGTGAAGAACCAAGCCGCTGCCAAAGATAATGGCCTGTACCAGGTCGTTGCGGGCGGCCCCTGGACGCGTTGCGCGGATGCGGACACCAGCGCCAAGGTCACTCCTGGTCTGCTGGTGATGGTCGAGCGCGGCACGGTCAACAGCGATACAGCGTGGCAACTGTTGACTGATGCGACCATTGCCCTCGGCGTTACGGGCCTTACCTTTGGCTTGGCTTTTGGTCGCACGGGAATTGTAGCCGGGACGTACCGTAGCGTAACCGTTGATATTTACGGGCGCGTGGTGGCTGCGACCAATCCGACCACGGCTGCCGGCTACGGACTGACTGATGTCTACACCAAGACCCAGGTGGACCAGGCGCTGGCGCTCAAGGCGTCATTAGCCAGCCCGACCTTTACAGGAGTGCCAACCGCACCGACGCCGGCCGCTGGAACCAATACTAATCAGTTGGCGAATACGGCCTTTGTGCAAAATGCTCTTGCGGCCTTGGTGGCATCCTCGCCGGCTGCGCTGGACACATTGAATGAGCTGGCAGCTGCCTTGGGCAATGATCCCAATTTTGCTGCCACCATGACCAATGCGTTGGCAGGAAAGGTTAATCTGGCGGACAAGGCTACCCAGTCAATCGCCGAAACGGGCGCTGACAATACCAAATGGATGACAGCGCTGGCGGTTGCCCAGTCTGTACTCAAGCGCTTGAACGGGGTGGGCTTGGCTACTTCAACTGCGCCGCTGCTAGCTACATTTGAGGCTGTAGTTTCGGGTGGCTTGTATTTGGCGTATACCGGGGGCCATCCGACCAGCCCCACGCCCGGCGGCCCGCCTTCAACGGGTAATAATCTGCTCTCCGTGTTGGCAATTTCACCCAGGGCTGATGCTACGTATTACCTGGCATTTGAAAACGGCAGCCTCGCGGATCGTCGGCGTTTCTGGTTCGGGCAATACAACGTGGTAGGCGGCGTGTCCAGCATGTTCTGGTCGTCCGCGTTCACTACCGATCAAATCGCTACCCAAGCCCAGGTCGATGCAGGCATTGCTGATGATGTGGTGATCACACCTAAGAAAATGCGTTTCGGCTTTACAGCAAGCTTGGCACCCAATGGCTATATCGTATTTCCGTCTTGGCTAGGAGGATTGGTCATACAGTGGGGAGGCTACGCCCACGGTGAGGCAGTCAACTATGTGGCAGCCAATGTCCCGTTCAATATTGCGTTCCCCAGCGCCTGCTACAACGTGCAGTGCATTTCGGATGCCGGTACAACCACCCCTGACTTGAACGGTTTCAACCGTACCAATGTCGGCGTGACCATCGCCGCGCGTGATGCCGCTGTCACTGTGGTGGCGGGAACGTTGTACTGGCTCGCTATTGGTAAATAACTGGAGGATTTATGCGTTTGTATAGCGCAATTACTGGCTGTTGTTACTTGCCAGGTATTCACAACGATATTCCGGATGATGCCAAGGAAATCAGCGAGGAGCTCTATCAGACTACGATCGCCAATCCTGAACGGGGTAAGGTCAGAAGCCATGATGCAGACGGCTTGCCGATCCTTATCGAGCCTCCGGTGTATAAGCCGACCATAGCTGACCTTGAAATGGTCGAGCGAAATTGGCGGGACGGGCAAGTGTCTGCCAGCGAGTGGCTGGTAACCCGTCACCGCGACGAGCAGGATATGTTTCTCCCTACCACGCTTCCCGCTGACCAATTCACTACCTTGTTAATGTATCGCCAGGCCCTACGCGACTGGCCGCAAGACAGCCGTTTCCCCTACAGCGACTTTCGCCCTGTAGCGCCGCCCTGGATCAACGACCACACCCAATAACGCCCCGCACTAACGGGGCGTTTTCCTTTCTGCTGTATCCCTTCTGGCCTCGCTGACGCGAGGCCTTTTCGTATCTGGAGAGTCTATGTCTGGCTTCTTTCACGGCGTTACCGTAACGAACATTGACACCGGCGCGCGCACTATCGCCTTGCCGTCTTCCTCGATCATTGGCCTGGTCGATACCTTCACCCCTGGCGCGGACGCCACCGCGAAGCCGAACGACCTGGTGATGATCACCAGCGAGCGCGAAGCGGTGGCCGCGTTCGGCGCTAGCGCGGCCATCACCAAGGCCTGCCGGGCAATCTACAGCCGCGCCAAGGCCGTCATCGTCGCCTGTGGCGTAGCCAAGGTCGAAGACGCCGCCGAGCAGACCGCAGCCATCATCGGCGCGGTTCAAGCGGATGGCAAACGCACCGGCCTGCAAGCGCTACTCGACGGCAAGAGCCGCTTCAACGCCCAGCCACGCCTGCTGGTGGCGCCCCAGCAC